TCCCGAGCATGTCCGGCGACACGGCCTGGAAGAGCCTGCCGGCGCCCTTCGTGGCGGTGTACACGTTCCCGACCGCCGTCCAGAGGGCTGCGGACACCTGGGCGGCCGTCGCGGCACCGGTCGGGAGCGCGGTCTCGGCGGTCGCTGCGGCCATCAGGGCGTCCGCGAACGCGTTCTCGGTCTCGATCGCGTACTGGCCCGCGAGGTCGTTGACGACGATGTCCATGATCGCCGGTTGCGACCACGCCGCGTTTTGGCGGGAGATGTTCACGTAGCCGCCGTACGTCACGGCGGTAACGGGCAGCGAGTCGATCAGCATTTTGCGGCTGACGAGCTCGGTCTTCTCTGCCGACTGCGGAGCAACGTTCGTGTGCTGCGTGATCCGCGGCCGCGACCAGCTGCCGGACGGCATCTGGCGGGCGCCGAAGTACCCGATCAGCGAACGGGACTGATCGACGAAGTTGATCAGATCGCCGACGATTTGCACCGGAAGCAACCCCGGGTTATCAGCCGTCGTCTGATGCGCTGCTGCCCGGGTGTACATCTCGATCCGCTCCTTGGCGCTGATCGAGCCGGTGACGGCGGCGATGTAGTCGACCGTCCACTCGCCGGCGGTGCGGTAGGCGACGTCGCCGACCGGCTTCTTCTGGTCGCCCATCAGCTTCCCGATCTCGCTGATCCGGCGGGCCGACTCGTGCGCGATCTCGGCGGCCTCCTGCATCGGCTTCGCCTGGTCGTTCAGCTCGCCTTGCCGGGTGCGGGCACGGGTGACGAGCTCCATCTCCTGGGAGGTGAGGTCGCGGCCTTCCTTCTCGGCGGCCTCGACGACACCGTCGATGAAGTTCTGTTTCTCGGCGATCTCGCCCGAGAGCCGGGCGAGCATCTGGTCTGTCGCACGCATGACGCGGGGTGCTCCTTTCGACGCAAGCAGACAACAACGATTTGTCGCTCGAGCGTCGCTTCCCCCGCAACAGCCGGCCCACCCAGTGGTCTACAACGGCTGGTAGTTCAGCGAACGGTCAGATCATACACATCGGACAGGAGCCACCCTTTGACGGTCTCGAGGTTCGGGCGGGCGGCGGGCGCCTCAAGGTTGACCGGTGGGGTGTGGTTGCGGACGGCGAGCACCCTGGCGGTCTCGTAGGCGGGCTCCGGCGTCATCGCAATGTGACTGAGCCACAGCTTCGTGAGGCGCACTCTGCGGCGGTCGCGGGACCATTCCTGCCCGCCGGGCATCGGCAGGAACGACGCCGACGCGTCGAGCATCTCCTCATCCGCCAACTGGAGTGTTTCGTCGCCGAGCGCTGTCTGCGCGATCCGTATCTCGGCGACGAGGCCTTCGTCGCGTGAGGGATGGAGCTTGACGGCGCGGCCGACGGTGCGTTGCCGTTCGTGGTCGCGGTTGACCCGGATCCGGTTCGCCCGCCGCTCGATCCCCTCGAACGCCCCGGGCGCCACCGACTCGACAACGGGGCGGCCGTACGGCTGATCGACGAGCGCGTCGGTGTCGTAGGGGATCGCGATCAGCTCGATCGTGCGTTGCGGGAAGTTGACGGCGAGCTGGGTGGCGGTGCGGTAGTGCAGCTCGCCCTGCGGACGCTGCTCGTCGCTCATTTCAGCACTCCTGCCGATAGCGGTTCGGGGGTCGAGTCGTCGATCCGTTCCGCGTTGCGGATCTCGGTGACCTTCAGCGCCGGCTCACCGGTGGCTGGGTCGACAATCGCGTTCAGGATCTGCGCGGTCTGTGCGCGTTGCAGCGGTTCGGGCTCGATGTAGGCGTCGCGGTTGACCTCGATCCGTGTTCCCCGCGGCAGCAGCCACCCGGACAAAGCGGACATCACGGTCTGCGCACGCGGCCGCAGGTAGGCCCGCCAGTGGTACGAGAACAGGCTGGTGACGTTCGAATAGGTCATCGAGTCACCGCCGGAAGGGAGTCCGACGAGGAACGGTGGCACACCGAGCATGAGCGCGATCCGGCTCTCGTTCCACTGCGACAGGTCGAGCAAAGCCATCTTCTCCGGGTCGAGCTGGGTGGCCGTCCATTTGACGCCGCCGGACAGAACCGCGGGCTCGCCGATCGACGACATCCGGGCCTGCACCCACTGCGCCTTCAACAACTCGGACTGTTCCGCGGAGAGCTCGTCGGGGTGCTCGAGCACCGACGAGGGGATGCCGCCGCCGGCCGCCAGCGTGGTTGCGTAGCGGGAGAGCACTTGGGCGGCGACGAGGCGGCCCTGTCCGGCCTCGAGGGGACCGTGGCCGTGGCCGTCACTGACGTTGGACTGGTAGCGGATGTGCAGCATGTCGGCGGTCACATCGCTGTCGCCGATGCGGTAGGTGCGGACACCCTCGTTGATCTCGACGTTGACCAGCCACGGGGGCACCACGTGGAATCGTGCCGGGAACCCCGTCGAATAGCGGGCTGTGGCGAGCACGAACGCTTCGCCGAGCTGGTAGTCCCACGCCAGCTGCTTCATGAACTCTTCCCACGACGCATACGTCTCAGGCTGCGGGTTGTTCAGCCAATCCGACGACAACGACGGCGCCGCCCCGACCAGGTAGGGCGGCATGGTGGACAACAGCGACGAGTTGAGGTCGATGCACATCCACGCCGTGTCGGTCAGCGACGCGAACTGTCCGCCCCAGTTCGGCGTCTGCCACTCCGCCGGCCACCCCGACCACGCCGACGGCCTGATCGTCGGCAAACCCGGGCCGGCGGGTCCAGGGTCGACGAAGACGACGCCGTCGGGGTCGCCGGGGTTCACGTTCGGCGGGCCGACGGTGCCCGGGGCGGCGGTCACTGGGTCGTTCCCGTTCGGGATCTCAGGATCGGGCGGCCGGATCGCCCGCGTAAACAAGCGGGCCATCGACTAGCACACTACACCTAACGCAACACGGCGTTAGCGAATCGACGGAACAGGCGCCGGTTTGTGTGCCGCCTGCACCGCCCACACCGCCGCTTTCACGAGATGCGCCTCACCGGTCTGCAGCAACGTGAGCCCGGCGGCGCCCTCTTTCACCTGGCACGCCTGCACCGCCGTGTCGAGCTCGACGGTGGTGTGGTCGTGCGTCAGAACACCGCCGGCGGCGAGGTCACGGAAGACGGCGAGTCCGGTGCGGGTTTCCCGGGAACCGGCCGCTTCCGGCGTCGGCACGGTTCCCGGGGGCACCCTGGCCAGCAGCGAAGCCCCTACGAGCAGCTGCCGGATCCTGCGAACCTCGGAAAGCCGTTGCACGTCCTCGATCGCCTGATCCCAGTCCTCACACAGCCAGCCGTCGACCTCCACCCGGCCGTCGTCCAACCTCGAGGCGGCCGCGACGGCGGCGCCACGGCCGAAGTTGTCCTCGACCGCGACCCACCACACCCCCGACGACACCAACCCCGGATCGCGGAGCTGCTCCCACAAACCCGCGGGGAGCAACGTGGAGTCGCCGGCCGCCGTGGTGCGGGTCGGCCACTGATTCAGCCATTGCGCCCGAAAGGACTCGACGGGGTCCGGCTCGTCGGGGTCCTCGATCTCGCCGGCCAACGCCGCCTGGAGTTTCTTCGAGATCAGCCGTTGCCGTTGCGGCGTCCAGTGCGGCGACGCCAGCCGCCACCCCGCCAAATCGTCGAGCTCGACCGACCGCGGCGCGGACCATTCGATCAGCAGATCCCCGTCGCCCACCTCCAGCGTTTCCAACGCGGCGAGGCGGCGCCGCAGCACGAGCGCTGTGGCGAGCCGGTGCGCCGTCGAGACGAGCAGCAACTGCGGCTGAACACGTTCGACCATCGTCGGCGTCAGCCCCTCGTCGATCGACGACTCCCTGACCTTCCACGCCTCGTCCGCGGCACCAAGCGACACCGAATACCCGTAGACGGCCTCCTTCGCCCGCACCATCCACCTCGAGCCGTCGGCGAGCAGCTCGATCTCTTCCTGCCCGTTCACCTCCCGCACCTTGTAGACGTCCCGGTGCGCCTTCGCCCACAACCTCGCCGGCCGCTGCACCTCCTTACACACGGCGATGTCCTTGCCCGTATGGAGAACGTCCTGCGGCTCCCCGAACCGGGCGCCCTGATGGATCCGCCACAACAACAACTCCCGCAAAACCCACGACTTCCCCAACTGGCGGGCCAGCGACAGAACCGCCGTCTCCCACACCAACGCCCCCTGCCCGTCGACCTCGAGCAGCCGTGTCACGACCAGACGCTGCCACCAACGCAACGGCCGGCCCGACCGTGCCTCAGCCCACCGGATGAACTCCGGCCCCAACGACCCCACCGCAGAAGGGTGCGGAACCGTCATCAACCTCGGCCACGTCGCGTTCCCGGGCGGCCGCCGCAACCCGCGCAGCCACGGAACCCGCCACCGCTCATCCGACTGCGCAAGCCCGTCGCGTTCCGCCTCGAGCTCGACGAGCGGCAATGTCCACACCCGCCGCTTCCCACCCGTCGCCCGGTTGCACGCCCTGTGCTCCGGCCCCGAATAGCGGGAACGGTCGCCGTCGAGGTGGCCGAGATCCCACGGCTCATCCGGCAGGATCGGCTGACCGCACCGGGCGCACTTCACCCCGCCCGACAGCACCAACGGGGTTAGTTCGGCCCGTCTGCGCTGATGACCGCGCCCGTAGCCTCGTGCCGCCGTCGATGCCACAGACTTGGTCGGCATCACTTCAAAGGGGGAAAAATCGTGCCA